CCCCCACTTTTTAAAGAGTGGTTCCCCATGCATATGAAGACTTCCCTAAACGATGCGGTAGAGGTAGGTGCGGATGTGGTTCGTTTTCCTGTGAACCCTGAATCTGTAGCAAAACAAACAGGTCAAACAATAAATCCTGGAAGAGCTCGAGCTTGGTCAGATGAATTATCAACAGACCCCTACAGTACCGAACCTATAGGCTTCCATACCGATTATGAATCTAGTTGGCTCCCCAGTGAAGAAGCTCAAGTCTTAGGCAAAATATACAAACAACGCACAAAAGACGGCATTAAACGTATAGAAGCTGAATACGGCATCAAACTCAATGCTAAACCAGTCAAGGACGATAATTACAATGAGTTTTTAGAAATAGTCCTTACACCAGAACTTAAAGAAGCCTTTCAAACTGTGGTTTATAAGGATGGCGGTGCTGTGTATAAAAAACCCTTAATGAATCTCAAATACTAGGATCACTGCATGACGACTGGCGCCAACCTAGAACAACTGCCCGAAGAAGTATTAAAAGAGCACCTAGAATTAGCAGAAAGATTAGAAGAACTTGAACGAGTAGAAACTTGTCAAAGTGATTTTTTATCTTTTGTCAAATCTCAATGGCCATCCTTTATACAAGGTGCGCACCATAAAACCATGGCGGAAGCATTTGACCGCATAGCTAAAGGTAAAATAAAACGACTCATTATTAATATGCCTCCACGGCACACGAAGTCTGAATTTGCGTCCCATATGTTTCCCGCATATTTAGTGGGTCGTAATCCGTCGCTCAAGATCCTACAAGCAACACACACCGCAGACCTCGCTGTTAAATTTGGTCGTAAGATTCGTGACTTAATGTTAATGGAAGATTTTCAAAAGATTTTTGACTCTGTAGCCATTAACCCAGACAGTAAGGCAGCAGGTAAATGGGAAACGCAAGACACCAACAACCCCAAGCTCAAAGGAGAATATTACGCAGCAGGTGTGGGCGGTGCTTTGGCGGGTCGTGGTGCGGATCTGTTTATTATTGATGACCCCCATTCAGAGCAAGACGCCATGAATCCAAAGTCCATGGACGATGTGTACGAGTGGTACACTTCTGGTCCACGTCAACGTCTTCAACCAGGAAGAGCCATAGTCATAGTCATGACAAGATGGAACGTCAATGATTTAACAGGTAGATTGCTTAAAGATGCAGCTCGTGATCCTAAAGCGGATCAGTGGGAAGTTATCGAGCTTCCCGCCATATTGCCCAGTGGTAAAGCACTGTGGCCAGAGTACTGGAAGCTAGAAGAATTAGAAAGTGTCAAAGCAAGTTTAAGAGGTGGACCAAAGTGGCACGCTCAATACATGCAGAATCCAACCTCAGAAGAAGGCGCACTTATAAAAAGGGAATGGTGGAAAGAGTGGCCAAATGAAAAACCACCTAAATGCGAATATTTGATTCAAAGTTACGACACCGCTTTTTTAAAATCAGAGATGGCGGACTATAGTGCGATAACCACGTGGGGAGTATTTTATCCAGAAGGTCGTCTAGGCGGTGAAGAAATTTACCACGGCGACGCACCACATATTATTCTACTAGACGTAGTTAAAGGTAAGTATAATTTTCCTGAACTTAAAGGTCAAGCCTTTAAACAATACGAACATTGGGAACCTGACGTAGTTATAATAGAAGGTAAAGCGAGTGGTATGCCTCTTACGCAAGAATTGCGTAACGTAGGAATTCCTGTTCAAAATTACGTTCCTTCTAAGGGCAACGACAAAGTAGCAAGAGTCAATAGTTGTGCTCCGTTGTTCGAGTCAGGTATGGTTTGGTATCCTGATACTATTTGGGCAAAAGACGTAATAGAAGAATGTGCGGCATTTCCTGCGGGAGATCACGACGATTTAGTAGACTCCACAACTCAAGCCTTAATGCGATTTAGACAAGGTGGTTTTGTTAAGTTGCCTTCGGATTATGAAGAAGAGGTTTTATATAAGAAGAAAATGAGTTATTATTGAAACATACGAGGATAGAATAATATGGCAATAGAAGCGCAAAGATATCCACAAAAAGGTTCACCCGTAATTCCCCCAGAGGAAGACGAGTTAATAATAGAAGTAGCTGAGGAAGATCCAACAGCTGGTGGGGTTGAGTTTCAAGTAGGGCAAAACGGTGAAATGTTGCCCATGGAAGAAGGCGCAGAAGCGCAAGAAAATGAACACAACACCAACCTTACCGAAGTTTTAGAAGAAGGTTTTCTTGGAGAAATATCAGGCGAACTGATAGGAGCGTATCAAGAAGACAAAGAATCCCGTGATGATTGGCTTACTGCTTTTGCCGATGGTTTAGATTTACTAGGCATCAAATCAGAAGACCGAGATATGCCTTTTCCAGGAGCAAGTGGAGTAACTCATCCATTATTGTCAGAGGCAGCAACTCAATTTCAAGCACAAGCCTATAAAGAATTGCTCCCAGCCAATGGTCCAGTCAACACTAAGGTCGTAGGCGCAGAATCTCCCGAAACAATGGCACAATGTCAGCGTGTGAAGGAGTATATGAACTACCAAATCACCGAAGAAATGCAAGAATACGATCCAGATATGGATAGTTTGCTGTTTTACTTGCCTTTGGCGGGAAGTGCCTTCAAAAAAGTCTATTTTGACTCATTATTAAACCGTGCGACGTCTGCTTTTGTAAAAGCGGAGGACTTAGTCGTTAGTTATGACACAACAAACCTAGAAACTAGCGCAAGAATCACTCATGTTCTTAATATGACGGGAAATGACATCCGAAAAATGCAATTAAGCGGAGTTTATCGGGATATTGAGATTGGCAACCCTGGAGAAATGACTTTAGACGAAGCAAAAGACAAAATTGACGAGTTACAAGGGTTAAGTAAGCCAACTAGCGACGCAAATGAGTACACTTTACTAGAAATTCATGTAGATTTAGAACTGGACGGTGTGGACGAGTATGAATATGCCGTACCTTATATAGTAACTATTATTGAAGATAGTGGCGAAATTCTCGCAATTAGGCGGAATTGGGCACTAAATGACGAATTATTCCGTAAAAAGGAGTATTTTGTGCACTATAAGTTCCTTCCAGGGCTTGGTTTTTACGGTTTTGGCTTAATTCACATGATTGGCGACCTAACTAAGTCCGCTACAAGCATTTTAAGGCAATTAATTGACGCAGGAACGCTAAGTAACCTTCCCGCAGGGTTTAAAGCCCGTGGTATGAGGGTTCAAGGCGAAGATGAGCCTCTCAGACCAGGAGAATTTAGAGATGTTGACGTTCCAGGAGGAACAATCCGTGATGCCTTAATGCCGTTACCTTATAAAGAGCCAAGTAACGTATTAAGTCAATTATTGGGCATTTTAATTGATTCAGGAAGAAGATTTGCGAGTATTGCGGACATGCAAGTCGGCGATATCGGTAGTCAACAACTTCCAGTGGGAACTACGGTAGCAATGTTAGAAAGAGGCACTAAAGTAATGTCTGCTATTCATAAAAGGCTACATTTTGCCCAAAAGAAAGAATTTAGGCTTTTAGCAGGTGTTTTTGCAAGATCACTCCCGCCAATTTACCCCTACGCAGTAGCAGGGGCAAGTCAAGAAATTAAAGCACAAGATTTTGATGACCGTATTGATATTATCCCAGTAAGCGACCCTAACATATTTAGTATGGCACAACGTGTGATGTTAGCGCAACAAGAACTACAAATGGCGCAAGCAGCCCCAGAAATCCATAATTTACGGGAAGCGTACAAAAGAATGTATGAAGCACTAGAAGTCAAAAATATTGACTTACTTTTACCGCCTCCACCAGAAGTTCCACCACGAGACCCAATTAGTGATCAACAAGCATCAATTATGGGACAACCTATTAAAGCGTTTGAGTTTCAAAACCACGATGCGTATATAGCAGCACATTCTGCGTTTTTACAGAACCCACAAATGCAACAGAGCCCAGTAGCACTTCAATCAATACAAGCTAATATCCAAGAGCACATAGCAATGGGATACAAGCAACAAATTGAACAAGCACTAGGACAACCACTACCACCGCTTGATCAAATGCAACAAATGCCACCAGAACAAGCTCAGCAATTAATGAATGAAATAGCCACCGCAGCAGCGACAGCAACTCAACAAGTTACAGGTCAGCAAGAAGCCCTCATGAAAGCACAACAAAATGCTCAAATGGATCCGATTGTAGAACTTAAGAAAGAAGAAATTGCACAAAGAGCTCAAGGCGATGCTTTACGAGCAGAGGTAGATCAGGCTAAAATAGAATCACAAGAAGCAATCGCAGAAATGAAGGTTGCTCAAGATAGAGAAGAAGCCTTGTTGAAAGCACAAGGGGATATTAACAAAACGTATGGTCAAATATTGAAAGATGTAAGATCATCCGATACAAACACAAAAGGTGACTAAATGAAAGATACCACTAAATATAAAAAAGTGAGTTTCCCAGCTCCTAGAAAAATTAACTTGGCTAAACCAGTTAAAGGCACTACGGTTCTTAATGCAACCAGTAGTAGTGTTTTTGGCGATGGGCAAAAAACAGTTCAAGGTAAGGGTGCTGCAACTCAAGGTATTAAGTTTAATAAAAGTCCTAGCGGAGCTCGATAAAACCAGTGAGTGATTCTCCAGAAGCGTTTGTCTACAATGCTACACTAGACCGTATTATTGACGGAGACACATTTGATTGTGTCTTAGATCTTGGCTTTGATGTAAAACTACACAAACAAAGAGTACGTCTAGCAGGTATTGATACACCCGAGTCTAGAATCAACACAAAAAGATATCCAGAAAGAACTCAAGAAAAAGTTATGGGCAAAGCTGCAAAAGAACGATTAAAAGAACTTTGCACAGGTAAGTTCAAACTTAAATCTTTAGGCAAAGGAAAGTATGGAAGAATATTAGGTGTCCCGTACACAGAAGACGGTGAAGATATTTGTCAAAAATTGATATCAGAAGGTCATGCTGTTGAGTATTGGGGCGGAAAGAAAGTAAAAATCTGGGGAGTAGAATAATGCCAGGAATGTGCGAAAGAAAAAGATACATGAGAGGAGAAGGTAAAACCTCTCGTGGAGACTACGGTAAAAAAGGCTACGGTCATGGCGGAGACGTCAAAAAATATGGTGGTGGCGGTAAAGTCTATAAAAAGAAAAAATAAATGGATCCAGTTTATTTAGTACAAAAAGTTTTAAAAGAACTTCGCCAAAGACAAGCAGACTTAACTGAAGTCTTAAAAACAGGCGGTGTTCAAGATTGGGAAGGATACCAAAAAATTCTCGGTGAACTATCAGGTCTAAGTTCCGCCGAGAGAATAATAATAGACCTGCAAAACATCAAGGAGCAAAACGATGGCAGTTGATGCACAAAAAGTAGAAGAACCAAAAAGTAACCCGATCCCAGACCATGTTCCAATGGAAAGGGAAACAAAACCCGAAAAGGAAAAAGTAGAGTTCACACCTGAATCAGTTCAGGAAGATGCATCTCTGCTAGAAAAACTTCCCGACCCAACAGGATATAGAATATTGATACTTCCCTTTAGTCAGAAACAAATGACCAAAGGCGGAATCATGTTAGCTGACTCTTACCTTGAAAAAGAAAGATTAGGTACTAATGTTGGTTTCGTAGTATCATTGGGACCAGATGCTTACAAAGATAAGAACAAATTTCCGAATGGCGCTTGGTGTCAAGAAAGAGATTGGATTATTTTTGGAAGGTACGCAGGAGCACGAATCAAAATTGATGGTGGTGACCTGCGCTTATTAAACGATGACGAAGTACTCGCTGTGGTTAGTAACCCAGAAGATGTAGAATAGTCACGCAACTAAAGGAGAATATCATGGCAGAATCCATGCAACAAGAAACCGAGGCTCAAGAAGTCGAAGTTCAATTAGAAGAAACAACAGAAGAAGCGCAACAAAGCCCCGAAGTTGTTATCGAAGAACCCGAAACCCCAGAAACAGAATCCCAAAAAGCAGAGTCTTCTGAAGAAGAGATTGCTAACTATAGTGAATCTGTTAAAAAGCGAATAAATAAACTAACTTATAAGATTCGTGAAGCAGAAAGAAGGGAAGCAGCAGCAGTTGAATACGCTAAAGGTGTTCAACAAAAATTAAATAATACTCAAGCATCCCTTTCACAAAAAGATAAAAACCTATATGATGAATATAGTGCAAGAGTTGAAAGCCAACTTGCTGGTGCCGAAGATAAGTATAAAAAAGCACATGATATCGGAGACACAGAGCAGATGTTGGCAGCACAAAAAGATGTTGCTACCCTTGCTGTTGAACTTGAGAGCCTAAATAGAGTTAGACCTCAAGAAACAACACAAGAACAACCTGTTGATATACAACCTCAACAAGTTACTCAGCAACCTCAAGTGCAAGCTCCCCCACAACCTGATGCGAAAGCTCAGGGATGGGCAGCAAAGAATGATTGGTTCGGCAATGATTTGGCTATGACAACAAGTGCTTTTGCTTTTCATAGACAATTAGTCGAACAAGAAGGTTTTGATCCAACCACTGATGATTATTATCAGGAAGTAGATCGAAGAATGGCGGAAGCCTTTCCCCACAAGTTAAACGGTGGTGGAGAAGTTTCTCAAATAAATAACGTTCAAGAGAATGTTGCAAACTCCAGCAGAGGTGCTAGAGGCAGAACAGGAAAAGGACGCACAGTCAAGTTGTCATCGAGTCAAGTTGCAATAGCAAAAAGACTAGGTGTTCCACTTGAAGAATACGCTAAACACGTTAAGTAGGAGATAAAAATGGTAGATAATACAAATAATGTAGAAAAAAATACCAGCTCAGATCGGGCTCCCAGATCTGCAGAGAGTCGAGCAAAAACTGCTCGTATCAAACCATGGCAACCACCGTCTTTATTAGACGCACCAACGCCACCAGAAGGTTACGTTTACAGATGGATACGGGAATCAATGGCAGGAGTAGAAGACAAAGCGAATATGTCAAAACGTATTCGTGAAGGATGGGAACCTGTGAGAGCAGATGATCATCCTGAGTTTGAAGCCCCAACCGTTGAAGACGGTAAACATGCTGGAGTAATCGGAGTAGGTGGGTTAATCCTCGCAAAGATGCCAATCGAAACCGTCGAACAACGACGTGCATACTATAATAAAATGGCTTCAGACCAGATGGAGGCAGTCGATTCAAATCTAATGCGAGAAAGTGACAGTAGAATGCCTATTAGTAAACCTAATAGGAATACTCAAGTCACATTTGGTAAAGGAGGCGATTCTTAGGGATCGCTAATTATAATTAATATTATTAACTTAAAGGTGAAATAAATGGCGAATGTAAATGACCCAAATGGTTTCACACCAGCATATCACATGTCTGGAGGCACAATCCGCCCTTCTGAGTTTCCTATCCAAAGTGGTGCTACTGGCGATATCTTTGCAGGTGACGTCGTAAAGCTCACGAGTGGATATGTTCTTCAAGGAGGAGCGACTGATGCTCCCTTAGGTGTATTTGGTGGCTGTGAATACCAAAAGTCGACAGGAGAAGTAGTCTTCACAAGAAGATTTGTCTCAGGTACGGCTACTCTAGGTTCTGCAAATATTAAAGCATACGTGTACGCTGATCCAAACATCGTGTATGAAGCCCAGTTTACTGGGACTCCTGCACAAACTGATGTTGGAAAAGTGCACACTATCTCTACTACTGCAGGTGATACTAACAACAACCGTTCGAAAGAAGGTGTGACTACGACTACCGCTAGTGGTATAGCAAAATTAGTGGCTTATGTGGCTCGTCCAGATAACTCAGCTAATGCGCAATACGCTAGAGGGTATTTCATATTCCCAGCTTCGACGTACGGCAACGATTAAGGGGTGAATAGAAATGGCTATTAATAGAGCACAGCTCGTTAAAGAACTCGAGCCTGGACTGAATGCACTCTTTGGTCTCGAGTATAATCGTTACGAGAATGAGCACGCTGAAATTTTTGATACAGAAACTTCAGATCGTGCGTTTGAGGAAGAAGTGATGTTATCAGGCTTCGCACAAGCTCCAGTAAAAGGAGAAGGTGCAGCAGTAAGTTATGATACAGCGCAAGAAACCTTCACGTCTCGCTACACTCACGAAACGGTAGCCCTTGCTTTTGCATTGACAGAAGAAGCAATCGAAGATAATCTCTACGATACGCTTTCTTCTAGATATACTAGAGCACTGGCTAGATCGATGGCAAACACGAAACAAGTTAAGGCTGCAAACGTACTTAACAATGGTTTCTCTACTTCCTATCCAGGAGGCGACGGGAAACCTCTCATGACCACTGATCACCCAACTCTTACAGCTGGGGATCAAGCGAATGAGCCAAGTTCAGCAGCAGACCTAAACGAAACTTCGTTGGAGAATGCCTTAATTGATATCGCTGGATATAAAGATGAAAGAGGTATCAAGGTAAACGTGCAAGCCCGAAAACTGATCGTTCCACCACAACTACAATTCGTAGCTGACAGGATTTTAAATACTCCTGGCAGAGTGGCAACATCAGACAATGACATCAATGCCATGAAAAACATGGGGATGTTACCAGAAGGCTACACTGTTAACCACTATCTAACCGATACAGATGCATGGTTTGTTAAAACTGATGCGCCTAACGGCATGAAGCACTTTGAAAGAGCTTCTATGGCAACTGGTATGGAAGGAGACTTCGAAACTGGTAATGTTAGGTACAAAGCGAGAGAAAGATATTCTTTCGGTTGGTCTGATTGGAGAGGTGTTTACGGTTCTCCAGGAGCCTAGTACGATTTTTTCTTAAATCGTTTGGAAAGGGATCTTCGGATCCCTTTCTTTTTTACAGTTTATATTATAGAATGAAAGTCTAGGGTTTAATTAACTTTGTTCTATAGACTGACCTAGCAGACAAAGCCAAGACTATAGAGCTATTTCCGAGGAGGAAATGATTATGGCAAATTCAACATTTAATGGACCAGTCAGGTCTGAAAATGGTTTTGAACAAATCAGTAAGAACGCAACTACTGGTGCTATCACAACCAATCTAGATGTAGACACAAGCGGAAACATAACCACAACTGGGTATGTATCTTCTTACTCTAATATCAGTAGCATCACAAGTGCTACGCATTCTGTTGAGTCTACTGACTCAGGAACTGTTTATACTTTAAACAGAGCAGCAGGTATTGTGGTAACACTACCTACAGCAGCAGCAGGACTTAACTATACATTTATAGTTGGTACAACTTTTACAGGCGCAGGACAAATTAATACGGACAATGCCAGTGATTTATTCTCTGGTTTTGCACAAGTATTTGATCCAGCAACTGCGAGTGATACGAATACTTTTATCCCTGATGCTAGTGATGATGATACTATTGACTTAGGTTCAGCAGCACAAGGTTGGTTAGTAGGCGGAGTAATTCGTTTAGTAGCAACCAGTGCAGCAGTATGGCATTGTGAAGCATTCCTACATGGCGATGGCACACTAGCCACTCCATTTGAGTAAGGGGTAGATCATGGCTGACGCAGTAACTTCAACAACAATCGTTGATGACGATAGAAAAGCTGTTATACAGCTAACTAATACGTCCGACGGAACTGGGGAATCGGCTGTTACCAAAATAGATGTAAGCGCACTTTCTGTAAGAAGTTCAGATGGTGCTGCTTGCACAGGTTGTAAAGTCGCAAGAGTTAATTACTCAACTTTTGGTATGAGTGTGAAATTATTATGGAACGCAAGTACGAACACAATATGTTGGGACTTAAATTCTGACTATAGCGATGACGTTGACTTTTCATACATGGGCGGTTTGCAGAACACAACTGCCGCAAGTGGAAAAACAGGAGACATCAAGCTAACAACTACGGGACACGCCAGTGGAGATTCATACGTTATTGTTTTAACAGTAATTAAAGAGTTTTAAAACACATGGCTACCTCAGGGACTAAGACCTTTCAGTTAACCATAGCGGACACAATAGAAGAAGCATATGAGTTGGCTGGACTAGAGCTTAGGACAGGATATGATGCGGAGACCGCTCGGCGATCATTAAATATAATGTTCGCTGATTGGTCTAATAGGGGTGTTAATCTTTGGACAATAGAACAGGTTACAACTAACCTAACGTCTGGGACTAATAGTTATACGTTAAACTCTTATGACATAGACATAGTTTCCGCAATCGTACGACAGATCGACGGTTCTACAACAACCGATATACAGTTAACACGGATAGGTCGTACAGAATATCTAAGTATCCCTGATAAGTCTACCACAGGAAGACCAACTCAGTTATTTTTAGATAGACAAACCACACCAGTTGTAAAGCTGTGGCCAACACCAGACAGTACATACACATACAGGCTAATAGCAAACACTATTCAACGTATAGATGATGTAACTGCTTCTGCGCAAGATCCCCAAATACCTTCAAGGTTTATGCCTTGCATGGCTAGTGGATTAGCTTATTATATTGCTTTAAAGAAAAACCCAGAAAAAGCTGGACTTTTAAAACAACAATATGAACAAGATTTTCAACTTGCTGCCGATGAGGATCGTAATAGAGCCTCTCTACATCTTGTGCCCAGTAGGAGTTATTTATAATGGCGTATGCTGTTGGTAAATATTCTCAAGCAGAGTGTGATAGATGCGGTTTTGTTTATCCGTACCTACAGATGAAAATGGAATGGACAGGTTTTAAGGTTTGTCGAGAATGTTATGAACCAAAAGCACCACAACTAGATCCAGTTAGGGTGCCTGTTGATCCAGAAGCTTTGAGACAACCAAGACCAACTGAACCAGCTCCCACCACTGGATATGGTATAGTTAGGTCGGGAAACACTAAAAACGCTGACGGAGTTAGTTCAGTATCTATGGATATTGCGCACAATGACGTTATAGGGTCTAGTTTTTACATGGAAGAAGTTACAGGAAGTGTAGGAACTGTAACAGTTACAACAGGATAATGAAATGAGTTGGACATACTCTACATTAAAAACAGCAATACAAGATTACGCTGAATCCACAGAAACATCTTTTACTAATCATTTAGATGATTTCATAAAATCAGCGGAAGAACGCATTTTAAAAGCCGTTCAATTAGACGACTTTATTAAAAACGTAACAGGAACAGCAACGTCTGGTTCTGCATATTTAGGAGCACCTAGTGACTTCTTATCCTCCTTTAGTTTAGCGGTTATAGACAGTGATTCTAACTATAACTATCTAAGACTAAAGCATCCAAGTTTTATTCGGGATTACACACCTGCATCTTCCACTACGGGAGAACCAAAGTATTACGCTGAATTTGACGAAAATACTTTTATATTGGCACCGACGCCAAATTCAAACTTTACATTTGAGTTACACTATTTTTATAGACCCTCATCCCTTACTTCGGCAGGTGATTCTGGTACTACGTGGCTTTCTACTAATGCTCCCAATGCACTATTGTATGGTAGTTTAGCAGAAGCAATGATGTACCTAAAAAATTATGAGACATCACCCATCTATGAGCAAAGATTTCAAGAGGCATTAGCCTTAATGAAAAACCTTGGGGAAGGTAAGTCCACCCGAGATCAATATAGATATGACCAAGTAAGGAGATCACCACAGGCATGAAAATAAAAGAACTCGACGGGGCGAATATCGCCATCGTCGCAATGGGCGAAAGCCAACTAGACTATCACTTAGCTATTTCTCACGGCAACGAGTTTGACGAAGTTTGGGCAATAAACGCAATGGCGGGAATTGCAAGGCAAGTTGATAGAACATTTATGTTAGACCCAGCCAGCAGATTTTTAGACAGCGATGCTGCGGGAAGCCAAACGCATCTAATGCAAAAAGTTTTAAAAACTCATCCAGGACCGATATACACCTGTGAACTAGATGACCGATGTGAAAACTTAGTAGAGTTTCCTCTTTTAGAGGTTATTGAAGAAACAGGAAGTTCTTATCTAAACAATACTGTTTGTTTTGCTATCGCTTTCGCTATGTATAACAAAGTTGGTCGGATTAATATGTTCGGAGTTGATTTCACATATAAAGGAAACCTTCACTTTGCAGAAGCAGGAAGAGCTTGTGTAGAGTTTTGGTTGTCTAAGTGTATTTCTGCGGGAATAGTCGTAAGTGTAGCACCAAGATCAGGGCTACTAGATACAGATGTACCGATTCAAGATAAAGTCTATGGTTACCATCGTTTAGACAACCCTCCTTTAGTTATGTTTGACCCTGAAACGAATGAGTTTTACAAGGTTGGTTTCAATGAGTACAAAAAAGCAAAAGAAGAAGAGAATAGAAAAAATGCAGAATTAGTGCCTATTTTAAGCACACCACCAGAAGCAAAAAGATATTGATATGATTGAGATAGACACAGTTGGCGGATTAGGGAATATAACTGTTGATACACAACAGTATAGAGGACACCCACCTGAGTACTGGGCAGAGAAAGCTACAGAAAGAATTTGTGGTATATCTGAAAACGCTGCACCACACATCAAACAACAAGCAGAAGCATTTAGACTATCTATTTACAACACAATACTTTATTATATAAAGCAGAGCATCAATAGTGAGCGATGCACTATGAAAAACATTTTAGCTAAACAGGGTCATGACGATTTAGCTAAGATACTAACGGAGATAAAATAATGGCAATAACCTCAACATTAACAACTAGCTTTAAAAAAGAACTGCTAGAAGCAACACATAATTTTAAGGCTTCTGGTGGAAACTCTTTTAAACTAGCGTTGTACACAAGTTCTGCTACAATGGGCGCAGCAACTACGGCATATACAACCACAAACCAAGTTACTGGTACAAACTACTCTGCAGGTGGTTCTGCTCTTACTAATGTAGCACCAACAAGTGGCGGAACGACAGGATTCACTGATTTCGCAGACTTGACTTTCGGTACAGCTACTGTTACCGCTAGAGGCTGTTTAATCTATAATGATACAGCTAGTGGCGACCCTTCTGTAGCTACTATTGATTTTGGTGGAGATAAAACGTCCACAGCAGGAGACTTTACAATAGTTTTCCCAGCAGCAGCAGCAAGTACAGCTATTATAAGAATAGCTTAGTTAAAAAATGGCAGCGATCACGGGTTGGGGTCGAGGCACGTGGGGCTCGGATACTTGGGGTGAACCCAATCCTGTTACCCTTTCAGGTCTCGCAGGAACAAGTGCCCTTGGCACTGTTACTCTTAAATGTGACAACAATATTACTGTTTCAGGTCAAGCAGGAACTGGGGCAGTAGGAACACCCACTTTTGATTGTGAAGCCAATGTAACTCCTGCTACTCAAGTTGCTACAAGTGCGCTAGGCTCTCCTAGTGTAG